CAGGATCAATTACAAAAATAATAAATAGACCAAAAGCTATGGTTATTAATAATGTTCGTCATTCAAAAAATATATTTGAATTATGGAGCAAAGCAGAACTAGAAGCTATTGGAATTTATGAAGTAGAATTTGATGACACTAATAAAAAAGATGAGCAATGGTATATTAATACCAATCAATCATTTGCTTTTGCTGGTGGAAAAATTACAGCTTCGTATGGATCAGCAACGGCTAAAGCTCATGCAGATACTTTATACACTAATCAAGATAAAACAGATGGTTTAATTCCAGATGGTAAAGATGTTGGCGATGTAAAAACAGAAGGATTAAAAACAAAATTAATTAGAACAGTTAAAGCTCAAGCTGCTGGAATATTACAAGATACAGATTGGTATATAACTAGAAAAGCAGATGCTGGAACAGCAGTACCAAGTTCAATCACTACTCATAGAGCAGCGGTTCGAACTAAATGTGCTGAAATGGAAACTGCAATAACTAATGCATCAGATATACCAGCTCTTGAAACTTTATATACTTATACAGAACAAGAGGATGGTAGTATAACAAGACCATTAGGTGAACTGCCAACGTTGGAGTCGTAATGCCTTTAATTTTACCAGGCAACGTAGCTTCAGCAACAGCAGGTGCTTACGAAGTAGCCAACTCGTGTAGGTTTGATGGTAGTTCAGCTTTTTTAAACAAAGCTCAAACATCAGGAAGTAGAACTACAAATACTATTTCAGTTTGGGTTAAAAGAAGCGGACTTGGATCACCAATTCAAGATATATATTCTGCTTGTGCCGCTAATATTCCAAGTGGAAATCCTGATGATAACTTATGGTTTAATACTACTGATACATTAGAATTTGCTTTTTATGGCGATGGTAGTAGTGGTGATAATAATGGAACTTTACGAACAAATAGATTATTTAGAGATACTAGTGCTTGGTATCATATAGTAGCAGTTTATGACACAACTAATGCTACAAGTGGAGATAGATTAAGATTATATATTAATGGAGTAAGAGAAACTTCATTTGCATCAGAAACTTATCCCGCACAAGACACAGAATCAGGTGGTATGAATAATTCATCTATTACATTATATTTAGGTCAAAGAGGTAATTCTGCACAATATTTTAATGGCTATATGGCAGAATTTTGTTTTATAGATGGACAAGCACTAGACCCAACATCATTTGGAGAATTTGATGAAGACTCGCCACGAATTTGGAAACCGAAAGATGTATCAGGATTAACCTTTGGAGATAATGGTTTTTATTTAGATTTTGAAGATAGTAGTAACTTGGGTAATGACGCAAATGGTGGAACAGATTTTACAGAAACTAATCTAGCCGCAACAGATCAAACTACAGATACACCAACTAATAATTTTTGTACTTTAAATTCTTTAGATTCTTATTGGGAATCATCAACATTTAGTGAGGGTAATTGCAAAATTGTCACTGAATCAACTGATTATTCTTATAATACAAGCACCATCGGATTAACTGCTGGAAAATGGTATTGTGAAGTTTATATTGAAACAACTCCGCACTCAACAACAAAAGATAGTATGCTTGGTATAGCTGGAAGAATGTCAGAAGCTAGTCAAGGATATTTAGGATTATACGCAGATACTTATGGAATATATGGTGGTGGTGGACAATTCTATAATAATGGAAGTAGTTCTAGTTATGGAGTTTCTCACACTACAGGAGATATAATCGGAATATATTTAGACCTAGATAATAATAAATTATATTTTGCAAAAAATGGTACGATTATGAATAGCGGAACAGGAAAAGCTATTTCTGCCGCAAGTGCTACAACTGCTGGTGCTTATTTTATGGTAGCGGCAGATTTTTATAATGGTGCATCTGGTACATATAGAGTGAATTTTGGTAATCCAATTTATTCTTTATCTTCTGCAAACGCAGATGCAAATGGATATGGTTCGTTTGAGTACGATCCAAGTTCAGGAACATTTGATGGTTCAAGTAAAGATTTTTATGCAATCTGTACTAAAAACTTAGCGGAGTTCGGAGGTTAAATGGCAGCTTATACAACAATAGACAATCCAGAATTATATTTTCAGGTTGAGCTCTATACCGGAAATGGAAGTGATGGAAATGCAACTACTTTAGATGGCGATGAGAATATGCAACCAGATTTTTTATGGATTAAAGAAAGATCAACTACAAATTCACATAGAGTTTATGATTCTGTTAGAGGTGTAAATGCTGCTTTACTTGCTAATAGCAATGCAGCAGCAGATCAATATGCTTCTTATGGACAATTAGAAAGTTTTGATAGCGATGGATTTACTGTTGGAGCTGGAACATCAAATGGTGCTGGTACAAATGCATCTAGTGCAACTATTGTAGCTTGGTGCTGGAAAGCTGGAACATCATTTACTAATGATGCAAGTGAAACAAGTGTTGGAAGTATAGATAGTTCTGGAAGTATAAATACTACTGCTGGATTTAGTATTATTGATTATACCGGAAATGGAACTGCTGGTGCTACAGTAGCCCATGGATTATCGGCAGTTCCAAGATTGATTTTAGTTAAAGTTCATACTTCATCGACTGCATACGATTGGAGACTTTATCATGGTTCTTTAGGTGCAACAAAAAATATGATTTTAAATGACATTGCTGCTTCTGCAACTGCAACTAATAAATGGAATGATACTGCACCTACTTCTAGTGTATTTTCTTTAGGAGATACATCAGGAACAAATGAAAGTGGAAGTGGAATAATTGCCTACTGCTTTGCAGAAAAACAGGGCTTCAGCAAGTTTGGCTCATACAAAGGAAATGGAAATGCTGATGGAACATTTGTTTTCACCGGCTTCAGGCCGGCTTGGATTTTGGTTAAAAGCTCAAGTGCTGCAAATACAGGATGGAATATTTTGGATAATAAAAGAGATCCAGAAAATGTTATGGATACAATATTGCAATCAAATAATAATAATGCTGATGCTAACGATAGCAATAAATATTGTGATTTTTTAGCAAATGGTTTTAAGTGGTATGGAACAGGTGGAGAAACAAATGGTTCTGGAACAACATATATTTTCATGGCATTTGCTGAAGCACCATTCGTAAATTCAAATGAAGTACCGGGTAACGCGAGATAATTATGCTACAAAAATTAAGATTTCAACCAGGATTTAACAAACAAGTCACAGCGACGGGTGGCGAAGGCCAATGGGTTAGTGGTGATTATGTTCGTTTTAGATATGGTTCTCCTGAAAAAATAGGTGGTTGGGCTCAATTAGGAGATACTACTCTTACTGGAAGAAATACAGCACTACACCATTTTGTTAATGCGTCAGGTATTAAATACGCAGCACTTGGTACAAAC